TGATACTGAACACCCATACACTCTAATTCCCTACTATGTCTTTGACCATAGTCGAACGACACAGTATGTATCTCTTCATAACCTCGTGATGCAGCCATATGTAGTAAAACTGTACTATCTGCTCCACCGCTAAATGCTAAAACTAATTTTTTACTCATGTGTTTCTGTTTCTATTACTTCTTCTGGTACTTCATGTTCGTCATTAGAGTATGACCATTCCTTTTTAATTTTTAACTCAAGTTTAGGAATAATAGTCTTTTCCCACAAATCAATATCCTTTCTAAAATTACGATAATAGCCTAACTTTGTACCATCTTCAAGTGTATAAGTAGCACCACCTTGAATAACAATACCGTGACCTACTGCAAGATCGAGTAAACCATAATATCGATCAAGACCAGTAGAGAAGGATAAGAACATTTCACCTTCAAGATACTGTTTAATGAAGCGATTCTTACGAGTAAGAGCTCGAATAATAATACCTGAATAATTCTTTTGGCCAATTGCTAGTTTAGCATCAGTAGTCTTACCCCCATCATCCTTAACTGGCTTACGAGCTAACTGTACTGTAACAGATGGAAGGTAAACACACGCTTTACCACCTGGCATATTCTTTTCAATTGATGGAAACATTGCTGTTGGGTCATCGTAAACGTGATTAGTAAGCAAAATTGTCGTTTGTGTAATAGAACCAAGATTGGTACATGTTTGCAACAGAGTTTTCATTGCACGAGCTTTAGAACCCATATCTGAGCTAGTACTTTCTTTACCCATTCGTGAATGCTCAAGTTCAGATTGAAGATTACCGAGTGAATCAATAGCTACAATAAACTTACCCTGTAGTTTCTTTTCTTGTACTGAAGTGAGAAATTTAAACAGAGCATTTCGTGTTTGTTCAATACTAACACACGGTACATATTTAACTTTGGATACATCTAAACCAAGCCTTTCTGCACCGTCGCTGTCTACAGCATTTTCTGTGTCAAAAATAACAGGAATAAGGCCTTCTTTTTGTGCACTAGCAAGTATTTTTTGTACAAATAAAGATTTACCAGTCATACTTTCACCTGCTAGCATAACTACCCTGCCTTTAGGTATACCACCATATACGGATCCCGATATAATTGCATTAAGAACATAGCTTCCTGTATCTATCCAGCCTGAAACTCTACTTAGGGTATTATCACTTAGGTAAGTCGCGAATGGGTTAACTTCATCTATAGAGTCTAGTGCTTTCTCAATATCCTTATCATCAAATCTACTCATATTTATATATTATAGTAATAAACATACAAATCAACATAAATATAATTGTAGTTCACGGAATCCTACCTCCTAACTACTCTATTGTTATGAAATTAACAGGTTTAGATGGTATTAGTATTATCAATCTTAAACGAACCGGTGTTCGTAAAATTCGACGTCGGTTAACTACGAAGCTTATTTTTACTGAAGGTGATATACTTTACTTCAAAAGATAAAACTTAGCTCTATAAATCAAGACAAAAAAATACCCTCGGAATTACGCTTATGTCAGAGGCGCCGAGGGTCTACTAAATTTATTTAGTCTTCAATCTTCAAATAACTTAATTACTTGCGGATCACCTTGAGGTTGTTGAGGTTGAGGTGTATTAATACCATTATACTGTGCAATAATTTTACTGTCTAATTCCACAGTTGAAGTTACAATACTGGATTTAGTAAAGGTCCAGTTATTTTCAGTGCGCGATCCTGGTGTCAAGAACTCCATAAAAATATATGGAATAGACTGTACTTGAAGTTGCCCGGTTTGTGGATTTGGCTGCACGTGAATAATAACAGGATTATCCAAAGTCAAAGTAGTTTCAGTTTGTGCAACCTCAACACCAATAACAGTACGGCCGATATGATCAATAATTGTTGTAATTTTACTCATGATATTAATATGTTAGTATTATTTTTTTACTTTTCAACTTTTTTGTTATTAGCAAGTGCTTTATCTACTTCAGCTCTCCATGCTAATAGTCCGCGTCTCATGCTCTCAACATCTGGTTGGTTATTAGTTCCAGAACCATCATCATGTCCCATCATAACGTCTGATACAATGCGAAGAATGGCCTCAATACCTTTTGCCTTACCTCTCCAGAAAGCAGGGTGTGCACGGCGTGTATCATCAAGTTCAGGTTGGTCTAAATATTCCATATATTAATATATATAATGTTATTTTTACATTGCAACTAAGTTAAAAACCAAATAAATCGTCAAGCTCTGTTTGAACATTGTCAGTCGGCTTTCTAATACGCCAATTTACTGAATCATAAAACCGTTCAATCGAATTAAACAAGATCTTTTCAAACATTAATACATAGTCAATTTTAAATAGGTTTCTAAACTCAGCATTATAGTTGTACTTAAAGCCAATAGTTGTAATACCGTATTTATTTTGCTTCTCAACGTATAGATATCTAATTTTATCACCAGATGTAATAGTCTCACTCTTACCATCAATTTTTGACATAATCAAATTATGATAATATGCAGACTTAACATGAATAGGCATTCCTTTAGCTACTAAGAACTCCTTACACTGAGATTCATACTTTTCATACCCCTTAACACCCATAACAAACGCAATTTCCTCAGGTGAAAGACTCTTAAACACATCGAACGTCTCGTTTAGAAGTTTATTAGTCTGATTTTGTGATTGAGTTAGTAACATCGTCTCGATAATCTTCTTAGCATACGGTTTAATAGCATTAGGCATCGTAGTACGTACAACTTCTACCCCTACATACTTAAACTTATCAACCTTTAAGCCTTCATCATCAAGAATATGCATTACATAACGCTTTTTCTGCAAAAATACTGCAACATCTGCAATACACTCACGTTTAAACACAAATCTACTATCTTTTGTGAGTAGATTCTTCTTAGCCCATATAGTGATACCGGTATTAAGGTAATCTTCTAGATCATTTACAGTTTTATAGAATTTTTCTGATACTTCACTACCGTCTTTTAAAGGTACTTTATCTTTAATACAACCTAAAGAGAAATAACATGAGTCAGTATCAGAATAAACCCAGCTTTCATTAAGGGTATGCTGATCTGTAATATTAAAATTGGTAGTTAAGTAGTCTTGTAGTAGTTTACCAGCTTGTTTAATAACAGCTTGACCTGTTAATGTAACGGACGATGCAATATCGTCATCACCAATAGGAGCTTGCTTGTTACCCATATATCCATAGCAACTATTAACAAGAATCTTAATAACCATCTGCTTTGTATTAAGTCGTTCTACCTCAAATTGCAGTTTTTGATAATCAGTATCTGTCTTTTTAAGAGTTTGAAGCTTTTTCTTCGCTTTAAATAGATCTTCCTTAATAACTACACGTTCTTTATAATAGTGATCGAGGAATTCAGGAATAATACCTTGTTTCTTCTGTGTAAATAAGAAACCAGCTTTAGTAATAGATAATTCTTCCCGTTTAATAAAAGTACTAAACTTTTCTTTAGTTAAATTAAACGATTTACCTGATACATGCTGTACGATAAAGTTATTATCGTCTGTCTTCTCTATCTTACCTACTTTGGTTTCAGGTGATAGATTAAGTGCAATCATAACATTTGGATATAGTGAGTTAGCATCGAAGGAGACTACATTCTCCTTAAACCCATGTTTAGGTTCAGCTACATATGCGCCAGGGTTCTTACCTTCTGCTTGCGGTCTAACGAAAGTAGATATAACTTCCTTACGCTTACGCGCTTTAATAGTCAGGGCACCATTAATAACTGAAATAGTGCCCATAGCACCTTCAAGAGTAGTTAGACCTACATAAGAAAGCATTCGTAAAAGTGATACATACTGTAGTTTCTCTTCAAGTCTAACAAGCAAGTTAACGTCTTGAATGTTATACTTTACGAATGTATCCCAATCTGTCTCAGAGAGTGTAGCTAGGTTAATATCACCGTAGTCAACCTTACGTTCACTAAGTTCAACCTCACCAATCGCATCGAGTTTATAAGATTCGCGTAACTTTAGGCAGAATCGCTTATAGATATCAAGATAGTCAATACAAGCAACACCGCTAATATAGTAGCGCTTAACCTCACGACCAAACTTACCTCTCATTGTTCGATCATAGACCTGACCGACAGGTGAAAGTCTGTTTACGTACTCTTGACCAAGTAGTCTTTCGATACGATTAATAATATATGGAATATCAAAGAATTCAGAGTTCCATCCACTAAGAATATCAGGAAAGTCAGCTTCAATATACTCAATGAACTTAATAAAGAGAGCTCTTTCATTCTTACAATGATAGTATATTACATTTTCAGCCTTATTGTCATAGGGATTGAGACCAAACGTATGAAACTTTTTACTAAATGTATCATAACATGTAATTACATTAA